ATACATTGCTGTAGGATAAGTTAATGGACTGCTATTTAAATAAAATATTTTATTTTGAGAAACCCTTTCTATTTCTTTTATTGTTGATGGAGTTGTAGATACAATTGCATAATCAATTCCTAGTAAATCAAAAATATCATTACTTAAACCAAGCTCTGTTTCTGATATTACACTTGTTACAAAAGCACTTAAACCTGTTACATCGTTACTTACTAAATTTCCAACTTGTACGTTATCAGTTATAAAAGTTGCAACATTATCTTCTAACCCATTAGTTACAATATTTGTTGTGGCTCCAGTAGTTATGATAGTATTATAATAATTAATCTTATTAATTAAATAATAATTTTCAGGTAAATCATATAAAGAAGAGCCTCTATATATTAACGCTCTTGTAGCTGAAAAACTATCTAAAACTTCTTCTAAACTTTTTACAATATCAGCATATCCTGTTCCTGATTGTCTAATATTTTGTTTTACATTCCAAGCATTATACTGATAAAAATAATCCTCAAATATATCTAATTGAGCTTGTCTCGCGTATAAGTTAAAATCATTAGGAGTTATATATCCAAAATTATTTTTATTGGCAATTGAAAGCACAGTATTTCTTACTTCATTTATCATGGTAAATTTAGTTTGTACAAAGATAAGAAAAAAAAAGAGGCCTCTTTTTTTGAGGCCTCCTGGACTAATCTAGTTTTGATTCCAATATTCGCAGAACCTCTATCCCTTCATCGCTTTGTAAAAACGATGCTAAAATAAATAAAGGATCTTCACCATACGGAACAGTTAATAGTTTGTTTTTGTTTCCTTTCAAATTATAGTAAACATCTTTTTTGTTCTTTAAAACAAGAAGTCCTTCGCTAAAGAATTTAGCACACTTGTTTTGTAGTGACAATAATGGATCATTAATTGACTCCATAAATTCATTAGGATATCTTTTAGCAAAGATTCTTACATCTCTTTTTAATTCAGAAGATGTTAGTTTTTCAATATTCAAACCTATAACTACTCTAGCTATAGTTTCTAACATTTCTATATTTAAATCTTTGGCTACTACCTGGGCCTCTAAAGCTAAGTCTAGATTTTCTACTTGCTCAGAAGCATCTTGCTCTTTATCTACCTCTACAAACTCTTTTCCATTTGCTGGATGATAAGATAAAAATTCTTGTAATATTTGGTTTTGTTTTGGAACCCTTAAAAATCCATCTTCAAAAACAATTGGTTCTAATAAGACATTTCCATCTTGTTCATCTTCAAAAACACTTTTTTGATTTTTAGCATAACGAAGAGATCTGTTAACACCTGTGTTGTCGTCAAAGTATAATAATGATTTTCTTCTTGTATGTCTAGAGGGTATTGTGTAGCTCAATGGAGCTTTATCTTTGGTAAGTCTGTAGGTTTTATCTACAAATACGTTTTTATTTTTTTTCATTTTATTTTATTTAAATTTTATTAAAAAAGAATTAGGGCTACAATTATTTGCAGCCCTGATTCCATAATCTATATCTTAGTTAGTAAAGATAAAGAAGTTGTTTGCTCCTAGAGTACATAATGCTCTTTCAGATAAGAAGTTAACTTCCATCGCATCTAATGACGATGTAGCTGCTCCACCTGCAGAACCTGTAATCCAAGTTTTGTAGCGTCTGTCTTCAGTTTCTGAAGCTCTATATCTAACGTGTAAGAAAGGTCTCTTAGCGTTTTTACCTAATACTTGATCGTATACAGTTGTAGAACCTGCAGGTACTAATATACCGTTGATTGCTCCACCACCAATATCACCTCTCATAGTAGGATCATTAAGATATTTCCAGTCAGTTTTATAGAAGTCATATCCTCTTCTGAATCCTGAGAATCCTAAGTTAAGAGCCATTTCCTCATCATTGTCAAATAATCCCCAAGATGTACCATTTGCACCATATGAGTTTTGCGCTGCTAACATATCATCAACATCAAATCCAAATTCTCTGTTTACGAAAAGAACATTTTCTTCAATAGAACCTTGCTTGTCTAATCTTTGAATAATAGCGTCAAAGTCAGCTAAAGTAGTAGGATTACCACCACTCCAAACATTTCCTCTTTCTTCTACTACATAAAATAAACCTTCAGATCCTTTGTTACCAACACCACTAGCAATTCCTTCTGCTATTGCTGCTGCTCCTGATAATGCTTCTGCAGGTACTGCTTCAACCATTGCTGTTTCAAGATAGTCTTCAAATCTCAATCTTGTTTCATGCTCTGACTTTAAGTACCACAAGAAACCTGTAGCTCCATTTTCAGTTGTAACTTCAATCCATCCAATCTGTGCCATGTCAGAACCTGATACTGCGTAACGGTCTTTAATGATAATTGGTGAATTTTCAAAAATGAAGTCATCAGCTTCTAACTGACCTTCCATTCCGATAGCTCCTTTTTGGAACTCCGAACCATAAATAAATAGTGAACACTGAACTCCAGCGGCCATTGTCTGACCAGCTGCTTCATAATATGCTACATCAACAGTTCCTAAAGCCGTATCAACAGCTGTAACAATTGCTTTGTTACTGTTTGTTGATCCAATAGAACTATCTGATAACATAATTGTTTGTCCAACTCTAATAGCGATTCCACCTGTACCAGGTACTAATACGTCATTAATAGTTAAAGTAGCTGTTGCTGCTGCTGCTGCTGCTCCAGATGTTACGTCTACATATTTAGTATGTAATCTTCCTTGCTCTGCCCATTTAATAAGGTCAGAGTTAGAAGGCATTTCAGCGCCTACCATTCTTAAGAATGATGCTACTGTACGATTACCATATCTTTCAAATTCCTTTTCATAAGTATCTGGTAAATACTGATTTAAGAAATCGAAATTGGTAATGTAGTTTGTTTGTAATAAAACCTGTTCCGAACTTGGTTGCAAGTCAAACCCAGGTACTGCATCTACTGCCATAATTTCTAAGTTTTAAATTTTTACTATTTCTTTTTACTTCTAATTCTCAATCCTCTACCGCTTGTATCAGAAACTGGTCTAGCCTTAAAACCTGTGTCACCTATTGATTGAGGCGTTTGCCTTACATTCATGTTGATGTTTTTACTTTTCTTCGAAACATCTCCTATTGCATCTGCCTTTCCTTGCTCATAAAAATACTGAGCAAATTTTTCAGGATTCATAGCAGCACTCATTGCTCTATGCCATCCTTTAGCATCACCGATTAATCCATCCTCATTTAAATAACTTTTTACAAAATTATCTAAATTGATTTGTTTGGCTTTCATTTCTGCAGCATCTCCATATGCGTATGATATTTTTTTATCTCCTACATTGAACTCAAAACCTTTGAACTCGGAATCAAAAACCTTATCAGTTTGCTTCATAAAGTATTCGCTCTTTTTAAGCGATGCTTCTTGGGCGCTTGCGGATTGTTTGAGAGCTTCCTTATATGCCTTTAATTCTTGAAGATCTTTTTCTGGAATCGAGTTCCCGCTTGACTCAAGAGGAACTTTGTAGGATTCACTAAATTCTTTAAGATATTTCCTGGCTTTAGAAATTTCTCTTTTCTTTGATATATTCTTTTTCTTTATATCTCTTTCATCATCTTCCGCTTCATCATATCCGAACTTATCGTCCATCAAGTAATTAATATCTTCTGAATCAAGATCTTCTTCAGTCAAAGAATAATATTCTTTCAGAATTTGGTCATCTGAAAACTCTGTATAATCTTTATTAGCTTTTACAAAGTCTTGAAAACCTCTTCCTGTATTCTTTTTAAAATCCAAATATTTAGACACATCTTCGGGTAGTGGATCATTTTTCTCTTGTTGAGCAAATAAATCATCCACTGAAGATATATCTTTATTATATCTATTTTTAATATATGAAAGAACGTCTTCGTCTTTTATAGTTGGACTTTCAACTTCCGACTTATCATCGGAACTTTGTTCTACAGTTTGCTTTTCAGCAGGTTCCGTAGCAGTTGTTTCTGGTGCTTCAACAGCATCAGAATTTTCTTTTTCGTGTTTTTTAAGTAGTTTTTCTTCTACTTCCTGTACAGACTTTTCCTCCACAGGAGTTACTTCTTTAATTTTTAATTCCATTTTATTTTATTTTATGCAAAGTTAATATATAATTTATAACAAATTTTAAGCTTATCTAGGCTCAAATTCTGCTAAG